TGATGGAGATATATCTTCTAAAACCCTAGTGTTAACTGGAACAGATGCAACGAATGATACTACTATTAATTTTGGTGGTGATGAGTTGTTCTTTATTAACAAAAATGAAAGAGTTGTCACTTTTAAGCATATTTCAGGAGTTATACCTAGCTTTATAGTTCACGGACAAGATGGCTCAGAGGTTGATTTTTTTAGTTTATTGTGTTCCTCTAATGGAGCTACAACTCTTAGCACAACGGATGGGGATGGCTCTGAGGCAGATTTGACTCTTACAGCAGATGGATTTTTAAAGCTACAATCAGCATCAGGAGAAGATATTACTTTAAATGTTGGAGCAAGTGGAGAGATTGTAATTCAAGAGAATGGAGGAACGTACACTCCGACAGCAGATGGACATATAGCGACTAAAAAATATGTTGATGACAACGCTGGCGGTGGGAGTGGAGATATGACTGGCGTTGATTTAACTGGTGGAACTGGTATAAGCATAGACAGTGAAACTAATACAACCTCAGGAGATTATTCAGCCACAATTACTTGCAACTTAGAAGGAACAGAGGTGGTATCTACTGGTGAGGGTGGAGGAACAAAGTTTCTCAGAGAGGATGGTGATGGTACTTGCAGTTGGAATGAAATTCCTATCCAAAAAAATATGATACTTGTAGGAGGTCAACAGCCTAGAAACTTGAACTCAGCAGGAACTCACAGAGCAATATCAACTGGATATGATGGAACAAATTTATCTCTTGGTAATGGTACAGACCCTGCTACATCTTTGACAGTTTCTACTACTGGAGATCACGCTAACAATAGATTAATATCATTTCACGAAGCAATAACAGTTACTGGATGTACTTTTTTAATTGCAGAAGGTGGAGCGACGAACACCACATCTAATTTACACCTAATGAGATATGATGTAGATTCTGATGGTGATTGGTCAAATGGTGTTGTAGTTGCGCAAGGTACAAACTCTAATAGTGATGATTACTCACATCAAAGGAGAGTAACTATGAGCCTAAGTGGAACAAGTTCAAACCTTGATGTCAGTACATCTCAATCATTAGTAGCTTGTATTGAGAGCGTAGATGCGGTCAATACATTTCAATCGGTAAAAGTATTAATTCAATACACTTGGAGTTAAGATGGACAGAATAGATGAAACAAATGTACCTGAAGATAAAGAATTATTAGATTTATTATTAGAGAAAATCAACGAAATAGTTGATTGGATAAATTCACAATAGGAGAAATAAGATGCCTCAAGTATCAGCTAATTTATCAGTAACAACAGCACAAGGGTCATATGACTTTAATTTTAACAAACAATACAACGTTCTTTATACTAACGATGTAAGCATTCCAAGAGGTACAAGTTTTACAGATATTCTTGACGTAACTGGCACAAGAGGAAAACTTAATCTCAGAGAAGGTCGATTTATATGCTTACAAAACAAATCAAATCAAACTATTGAATTAATGATAACTTACCCGACTGGTACTGCTGGCGATCCAAACACAACAAGCGGAACAGATTTCACAACTCAGATTTTACCGCCAAATCAATATATTTTAATTCCAAGCAATATTATAAGTCATACAGCTTCAAGCACTTCACTGGCAATAGGCGATTCGTTAGATAACGTTGTGCCTGATTCTAACATTTACATTGACAGCACAGCAGACGTTGACAGCGCAACAGCTGACGGAATAGTTAACAGCACAACCGCAACAAGATTATATTTAGAACCTTATACTTCAGCCACAAACTGCACAGCTAATCTATTTAGAGTAGGAGATTTAGTAAGAATAAGAGACGAGGTAATGGAGATAACTGCAATAGGCGATAAATCAGATTTAGCTAATAATTATGTAGATGTTATAAGAGGAGTTTCAGGATCAACTGCGGTAACTGCTGGAGCAGATGACGATCCAGTAAGGTTCCCGTTTTTTAATCAATATCATAAATTCGATAAATATACAGTAGCACAAACCGACGAATTTGGCAAATTTAAAGCAAGCAATTTTTTTGGCTACGGAAGAACCTTATTAACTGAAGACGTTGGATTTGTCAGAGGTTCAATAGCTATTAAATTTTATGAGCCAGCTTATCAAAATTTCGGTATCGGAAATCTAACTCCAAACAGCAAAACTGGAATAACACCTAGCACAACAATTAAATTCGGTTTGAAATTAAATGGGAAACAATATACTGGTTCAGGAACTGGAGATACGTTAACAATTACAACTTCAGCGACCAATCAAACATTTGGCTCAGGTGCTGGCAACTTAATTGAAAAAATACAAACACAAATTAACAACTTATACAGCGATAAATCAAAAAACAATTTTGAGCAAGGTGCTATCATTGGAATTGTAGATGGCGATTTAAGAATAACCAGCACAAATCGAACAACAAGTTCAGAGGTTCAAATTATAGATGTTAATGACAGCGATCCTTGGGAACTAGGAAGATTTGATATAATAGCAAGTGATACCGCACCATCAACAGCTTTGCAAGTCGCCGCCAAACTTCCAAACGACACAATATTTAAAAACAATATTGAAGACCCAAATTTAGATGCTTTTTTAATGGATGATGGAAAAGGTAATTTAATTGGCGGTGGCGGTGCTTGGTCAGGCTCAATTGATTACGATTCAGGAGCAATAGATTTCACTGCTGTTCCAAATGCTGAATTTGTTGTATCAGGTTATTATGAATCAATATTAGGCGGCGGTAATACAACCGGAAACAGATTAGCAAAGATTTCAGCACGATCAACAAGTACAAAACGAGATGCCAAAGTTTACGTAGTTGCACTCGATTAATAAAATAAAGGAGAAAACGATATGCCAATGGGAAAAGGTACTTACGGTAAAAAGAAAGGCAGACCGATGAAAAAGAAAAAAAAGATGAAAAAGAAATCTAAAATGAAGAAGAAGAAATAATGCCAAAGAGCGATTATGTTAAAGGTGTGAGTATGAAAGGTCTTACAAAACGACAAAAAACAGCTATGAAAAGACACAAGACACATCATACAGCCAAACATCTTAAATCAATGGTTACAGCTATGAAGAAAGGCAAGACATTTACTCAATCTCATAATATTGCTATGAAAAAGGTTGGGAAATAATGGCTGATCCACGTCTAAAAAAATTAGGGTTGCGCGGTTTCAATAAACCTAAAAGAACGCCAAAACATCCAACGAAATCTCACGTTGTTCTCGCAAAACAAGGCAACAAAATTAAGACTGTAAGATTTGGACAACAAGGCGTAAGAGGTGCTGGCAACCCTAAGAAAGGCGAATCAGCAACTCAAAAAGCGCGACGAAAATCATTTAGAAATAGACATAACTGCGCAACCGCAACAAATAAATTAACTGCTAGATATTGGTCGTGTAAGGTTAAATGGTAAAGGAGATTAAATGGCGGTAACAACTTTTAAATATTGCGATATTACAGACGTTCAACAAGTATTCTCAAATATTGCTCAGTTCGACAGTAAGTTTACAATTTATAACTGGAAAACAACAGACACAACAAATCAATATCAAGCGTTTAATACTGGTTATATTGATCAGCTTTATTTTGACGGAATTGAAGGAACAGCAGTAACAGATTCCCCAAATGCTGATTACGAATACAATTATTCGGAAAGTACAGATTCGGTTCAGGTGTTCTTATCTACTGCAAATCCTAATGATTTAAGCATCGAAGCCGGTGTAGATTTTACAACTTTTATAACAGATCAAATTGAGGCATCAAGTCAACAGCTAAATTCAATGCTGGATCATAGTCGGTTCCCGATCCCCCTTCCTAAGGCTTATATATATTCATCAGACCCCGCAAATGATTCACCGGAATATGATTACATTGTTAAGCGGTTGACTGCCTTAATTACTGCATATAATGTTATTACAAGTAGATTTCCACAATCTGAAGAAGCTGTGGCTCTTTATGCACAAGTGACAAATGAAGAAGAAACTGGTTTATTAGATAAATTAAATGCTGGAAAAATTACCTTAGCTTTTGAAACTGATTCTAAAGATAGCGATGGAGGTCGTGTCATTGAAGTAACAAAAACCGGATCAATGTCATTGGTTGAAACTTATGGAGAATTTAGAGGTGCTAGGTACGATCGAATACAATGTATTTGCACAACTGGCGGAGCGTATGGGGCGGCGAAAATTACAATAAAAACATACGATGGAACGAATTTATATGGTGCTGAACAAACTGGCGAAGTAATAACTGGAGGATTGCAACACATCTCTGGCGGTATATATGCAAGGTTCGAAGGTGCATCGATGGCAGTTAGCGACAGATTTGATATTGAAGTAAGAGGAATGAATCAGAGGACTTCTAATACAGCAGTTAAATCAGTTAGAGTTACTAGAGGAGCAAGGCTTGGAAGGAGATACAAACTTTAATGGCTGTAACCTACGATAAAATCGCTTACCCTTTAATCGAAAACGGATTAAAGAAAATTATTGATAATGAATTTAATAATGTTTATGTAAGTCCAATTTTTAAAATGCTTGGCAACGAATGTATAAGAATTAATTTATTATCATCTACTAATTTAGAAACGTCAAACGCTTTTGAACAACGTGAGTATAATGTTATTGTCAGGTATTATTTTTTAGGAGATATGAGCGTTTCTTATGTTAACGAATCAGTAAAAAATAAAATAGATAAATTAAGAAAACATTTACTGGATAATCAAACAGCAAACACATCATCGGCAAAGTGGGTTGAACTTTCAGTTAATGAAATAGAATACAATATTGAAGATGATGAAAATGAAGACAATAATATCTTTATCTGTGAATTAAATTTAACGTTAATTAATTACAACCCAATATAGGAGAAGTTGTTATGGCTTTATATAAAGCAAAAGATTCTTTCAAGACATTCAAGGGAAAAGCTTGTGGAATCCACGCTGACAAAATACTAAAAGAAGGAGGTTCAATAGAGATCACAGATTTTAACGCTTTGCCGAAATCTGTTAGAGATCATCTAGAGCCAGTTGAAACTAAAAAACCAAAGGCAAAGAAGGAGAATAAATAATGGCACAAGCGCAAAATTACAGACCATCTCAAGATGTATATGTTGCCTATCAACAAGAAACAACAGTTGGCACCGCTCCCGATAATGCTGGGTTAAAAACTTTACAAACAACCGGCTTCAGCATACCAGAAGCAAGCGTTCCAGTTGAATATTCAGGATTAAGATCAGGCGAATATGTACAAACCAACACTTCAGGTCATCACTCTGAAGGGACTAAAATGTGGACATTTGATACGACTTGCAAAGGAACACCAACATCAGTATTGCTTGCAACCGATGCAGTATTTGAAGCCAATACAAGTGAAGCAGTTTTAAATAATACGTACAAATTCCCTAAATCAGCTTATTCAGTAGCAACTGGATCAGGTGCTAACACTTATGACATCAGGTTTCAAAATGCTGGCGCAAAAGACGACATCGAAAGCGTAAAGGCTTCAGGTTGTGTAGCTACTGGGTTCACATTGACACAAGATATTGGAAGTGAAGGCGGCGAACTTGTTTGCACTATAAATTGGGCGACTGGATTCAAGCCGACAATGGTTGGCGATGATCTTACCAGTGGCACTTATGATACTGGTGCAACAAAAAACATTCGCGATTTAGCAAGTGGATCAACTTATATCAATGACGGTACTGACGAACAAGTTGTTGTTCAATCTTGGGAATTATCAGTAAATAGAACCATTGAACGTATTCATTACAAAGACACAACTTCAGGCACGTTTGCGCCTTTTGGATATGCTATGACTGGCGGATTTGAAGTGACTGGATCAATGACTGTTATTAGAAATGAAGACATCTATGATATTCACGATGCTGGCAAATTTAGAGATAGTAGCACAGTTGCTATTAATATTGCACAATCTTCAGGATTTGCGATAGCGTTGCCAGCTTGTTTTCTTAATGAGCCTTCGATAGACAATGGAGGTGCTGTACTTATGGAAACAATACCGTTCACAGTAGTTGGTTCAGGAGATATGAGTGGAGCCAGCAAGATGGTTGGAATAACAATAGGGTAATAAATAAAAGTAGAGGTAGAAATGTCAAAAGCAACTAAAGAAATAAATAAAATCAAAGTTGGAGGAGTTGAATATGAACTTCTTTATTTTGATGAAAGAGGAAGGCGCGAAGTTATGGATCGATTGCTACTGGATCAAATGCAATCTGTAAATGGTAAATCTTACGTTTCATTGACTGCTATGTTTTTAACTGTAACCAATGGAACTGTTTTAACTAAAGAAGAAGTTAACGATTTGCCGAATGATGATCTCGTTAAGTTAAGCGACGCAGTTATGACCTTCAACGAAAAAAAAAGAACCAAGAAGCAAAGTTAATATTAAATTGCTGGATTAGCCAGTATGGCTTGAGAAGAAACGCTGAGGCGTTTGTTAAACCTTACAGAGGTTATAATCCAATAACGGGCGATAACTGCATAATAAAAAGTCAAAGCGATATTGACTATGAATTGGAGAAGTCAATGGTTAGAATCGATACGAGCAAATATCAAGTTGGCGAGAGTTTATATACAGCACTTCCGCACTTTGCAAATGATGAAGACGTTTTAAACAGCCAATGCCAAGACACAATCAAAGTCTATCAATACTGCAAAGTAACAAACACACCGCCTTATAAAACAGTCTTCGAAACGCCTTCTCTATTTATTGAAGATATATTAACAATCGACAGCGAATTTAATTATTTAGTCAAGGTTCAGGCTGAAAAAAATAAGGACACGAATGGCTCAACAAAGTAAATATATTATAAATTTTGCACAGAAGGGGTTATCTTCTTTAGGAACTGGCACAGCTAAACTGGCTTCAAGTCTTGGAGTAGTTGCTGGCGCGATGGCAACCGCAGTTGCTGGAGCAAAATTATTTACAAGTTCAGTCAGGGAATTTAGCGAATTAGAAAAAGGCATTAGAGAGATCGGAACGTTAACTGGCGGATTGTCAAGTAACGAATTTAAACTATTAGAAGAACGAACCAAATCTATGTCGATCCAGTTTGGTCAGACTTTTGATGCACTTACTAAAGCAAATTATGACATTGTATCAGCTGGCTTTACTGATATGGCTGACAGCGTTCAAATATTAGAAGTTGCAAATAAATTAGCTGTTGGAGGTGTTACAGATGTTTCAACTGCTACTGATGCTTTGACATCTGTTATGAATGCTTATGGCGCAGAAGCTTCTGACGCTGGCAAGTTTTCAAATGTTTTATTCACAACAGTTCAGCAAGGAAAAACAACAATTCCAGAACTCGCGGCAAGCCTTGGAGCAGTTGCTCCAATTGCTAGAGGTGCTGGATTTAGCCTTGGCGATTTAAATACTATATTAGCAACAACAACAGCAAGCGGAATTAATACTGCCGAGAGTGCAACTGGCATTAAGGCGGCGATCCAAGCCCTGACAGCTCCAATGCCAAGAGCCGCGAAACAGATGGACAAGCTTGGAATTTCAGTTAAAAAATTAGATGATGGCAGTATTGATCTAGATGCAACCTTCAAGCAATTTGTGGGAATGCCACCTGATGTATTGAAAAAATTAATACCTTCAGTTCAGGCAAGTTCTATTATTCAAGCTGTTTCAAATAATATGGATAAATTAAGAACTAATGTTGACGCTTTCAAAGGCGATATAGATGATGCAACAGATAAAGCGTTTGATGAAATGGCTAAGTCTTGGGATTTTAAAATGAAGCAAATGTCACAAGCTTTAAAATCTTTTCAGGCTACTCTTGGAAATGTTTTCATTACTGGATTGCTACCAACTGTAACTCGAGCAACTGAAATAATGGAAGATATTAACAAAGTTGGTTTTATGAATGTGTTAAAAAATATTGCTAAAAATGCAGATAAATTGGCTGTATTACTTGCAAAGACTGCTGAAAATATTGGTCAATTTGTTTTAAACACATTGTCTTCAGCCTTTACAACCGTCTTCCAAACTGTTTTCAGCGTTGATTTTGTAAAGTTTGTATTTCAGGGTTTAAAATTAGGACTAAGGCAATTTATTATTTGGGGCGCATCTGTAAGAGCAACCATTCTTGATACGATTGTTAATTCTGTTTTAGGTGCTTGGAATCAAGTTGCTGATTATTTAGGTATTAATAAATTAAAGGTTGAATGGGATCAACAACAATTTAGAAGTGGCACTGGCGAACTCTTAGAAGTTTTTGGCATTACTACGAATGCACTAGGCAAAAATAATACTGAATTACTAGATCAAATTGGTAGCGATTGGTCAAACTTTTTTGAAAATGTAGC